GAAAGTCTGATAGAAAGACTGCTTTGTAATGCATCAGGTTACTCCGCTCATGAACTTTCGCCACTCAATAGCGTTACGGATCACCCATTGGCGATTGTTGATGCCTTTGATGATACTGTCCAAGTATTCAACCTTCGCCTTTTGTAGATCAATCTTGGATCGGATCTTGACCAAGTCTTCGTCGGCATCCATGTATGTATCCATGTCTTGACGAAGGATGCGGTGACCGAACGGCTCCCATCCGAGTTGATCAAGTTCCTGTTGCGACAACTTGCCGTTGTAGTACTCCCACTTCTTCTTTCGAAGTAGGTTGTAGTCCGCATCCAACTTCCGAAGTACAAGACATTCATCGTGGTAGATGTTGAGGTACTTACCGTGCAATTGAGGAATTCGGATCGACTCATCACCGAGTTCGGTTCCGTCGATTTTCAGGTCTGTTTCGACCATTTCTTTGATTCGTTCGATGTTCATTGTGGGAATTCTAGCACAGGATTGAACGGAAGCAATAGATACTTGTGTGAAAGTCCTAGGTATTGACTACTCCATGACCTCACCCGCAATCACTTTGATTGACGGAGAAAAAGCCACTTGTTGGTTCCTTACATCGGTCAAGCGCAATCAAGTCACGCATACTTTTGGAATGCTGACCTGTATTGGGGATGTCTACCCCGACTACCTTTGTCCCGAGCAAAGATACGATCTCATTTCTGAATGGGCTGTCTCCAAGTGCAGAGTTGATGCTGACGCTCTCGTAATAGAGGACTATGCAATGGGGGCTAAAGGAAAGGTCTTTCATATCGGAGAGAACTGCGGAATGCTCAAGCACAAGTTGTGGAAGAGCGACATTCGATTCGAAACCATTGCACCAACAGCCCTGAAGAAGTTTGCGGCAGGAAAGGGGAACGCAGACAAGTGCATCATGCATGCGGCTTTCAGAGATCAGACGGGAATCGATCTCATGAAGTCCATGGATAAGGAGAGCAAGGACTGTGGAAGTCCTGTCTCAGATATAGTTGACTCGTACTTCCTTGCGCGGTATGCTTTCAGGAAGCAAGTACCGTAGTAGCAATATCAGGAAACGCTTCCTGAACAAGAGGCTTCGACAGACCGTATCCATAACCAAAAGTTCCCGCAAAGAGTTCTCTGATTACATTCGTCTCGTCGGGGTGAATGCCCTCAAGAATCTGAATCAGCAAAATGTCTTTGCGTTCCTTTGAAAGGTTGTATGTTTCTTTGAAGATGTAGAGTCTCTTGCTTTCTTGAAACAGACTCGTCATCGTCAAGCCCTCAGGGGCGGCATCGGGAGTAAATGGTGGCAAATCAGATCGATACCACTTGGTGTTCTCAAAAAATGCATATCGGAGCAACTGCTTCAGCGCATGGCTTGAGTTTTCGCGGAGCATGCGAACAATATCTTCGCGGCTCTTTGCATTTTGCGAGATTTTCTTCAATACTTCAGGAATGGTCAGAGTTGTTGGCATGATATACCTCACCCTTATTTAGCAATCGGGACTTGACACGGCACAGAACATCGTCTATACTTGTCACAATCGTAACCCAAACATAAGGATTACAAACACATGGAAAGCAACGATACAAAGCAGCAGAAGACACCTCAGCAGAAGGTTTGGCTCCGAGATGAGCAGAAGACCGCCGTTGTTCGGCGGGTCGAACTCCACCCCAATTGGGGCAAGCAGTACCTTGTCACCACGCATAGCAATGAGTGGGGCCCCGAGACCTATTGGGTAAAGGAAAAGAATGTCGAGCCTATGGGGGCACATCGCAATGGCTAAGTCTGTACGCAAGCGCACGGCAAAGACCACCAAGCCGAAGACTCTCAAGAAAGAGTCTGAAGTAGCACCCGATGCAATTCCAATTTTCATTCCTATGAATGAAGACAAACAAATTCCAACCATTTATGCCATGAGTTGTCAAGCAGGAGAATACACATCCGACTCTTGGCTTGGTCTTGGTTGGGAAATCTTCAAGCACCGTTTGTGGCATCTTTGGAACGATGGCTCTTTTATGGATTAATACTTGAACATCTTTGTACTCCAACCTAGCCCCGCTGCGGCTGCGCGTGATATGTGCGACAAGCATGTTGTCAAGATGATCGTGGAGTCAGCGCAGATGCTGTCAACTGCACATCGTGTACTTGACGGATCGCCAACTATTCGGGTATCTCCGAAGGGGCGAAACATTAAGCATTGGAAGCATCCCAACTCCGACATGGATCAGATGCTGTGTCTTCCCACGATGGTCAATCACCCCTGCACCAAGTGGGTTATGCAATCATCCGATAACTACGGATGGCTGTACGATCATGGCATCGAACTGCTGCGCCAATACACGCTGCGGTACGACAAGGTGCATTCGATGCAGAACCTGTACATGAACTATCTGATTGATCACCCGACAAACATTTCGGTGAACAAGCAGACTCCGTTTGCACAGGCAATGCCCGAACAATATCGATGTTCCGACGCAGTAACGGCATACCGTAACTACTACATCGGGGAAAAGAAACGCTTTGCTAAGTGGGCAAAGACTCCAACCCCTTCGTGGTTTTGATTGGCGAATTGCCTAAATACAAGACTCGCTATGCCAAACTACGATTACCTATGCCGTGCATGTGATCATCGATTTGAAGAGTTTCTTCCGATCAAGGATCACAAGAAACCATGCAAGAATCCTTGCCCAAAGTGTGGCAAGAAGCAAGTGGATCAGTACATCGCATCTGCTCCACCTGTCATTGACCCAGTTCGATTGGGTATTCGTAGACCCGACAGCGGATTCAAGGAAGTCATTTCCAAGATCAAATCCGCACACCCTAGACACGGAATGAGAGACTATTGAACATGAATACCAATGAAGTGAAACTCGTTTCCGTGGAAGCGGAAGGCATGGGACGCTACTACCAATCGCCAACCAATGGCAAGTGGTATCCATCGGTTACCACCGTTGTGAATCATGAAGATGCCGAGAAGTGGAAGAAGTGGCGAGAAGATCCTGAGAACGCGAAGAAGTCTCAGATGGCTATCAATCGCGGAAACAAGTTGCACTCCTTGGTTGAAGAGTACCTGATCAACAAGGTCGCTCCCACGGAGATCGGTGACCGTTGGCACTTCGACCCGATTCTTCCTCTGTTGGAGAACATCGGAAAGATCGATGCCATCGAAACGGGATTGTGGTCTGATACGCTCATGCTTGCAGGACGAACGGACTGCTTCGGTGAGTACTGCGGCGAACCCGCAATCATCGACTTCAAGACCGCATCCAAGGAGAAGAAGCGTTCGTGGATCACGAACTACTTCCACCAAGCCGCTGCATACTCCTACATGTGGGAGGAGCGCACGGGTAAGCGTGTCGAACGCCTCGTTGTATTGATCGCCAACGACGAGGGAACTGCTCAGGAATTCGTGGAACACCGCAACGACTTCAGGGAGGGCTTGGCAAATGTCATCCGCTCCTATTGGGTAAAGAACAACTTCAAGCGGGTACAGGAGATCGCCAATGGCATGGCTCAAAAGACTGCTTGAATACTTCGGGTGGACACTCGCCCGATCAAATGAGATCGTTATTCCTCCAAAAGAGGAGCGATATCATTGCATTCGTTTCATGACAGACCGAGGGGAACAGATCGGAATCCTACTGACAACAGAAGAGTTCGAAACGGGCATTCGTCGTTGGGTGGATACGATTGAGGAGATGCCAATCGAAACATCAAGCCCCACAGAAGACGAAAGGATTCCATAATGGGATCAATCATTAACATTGAAGATACTTTTAGCAAAGAGATTGAAGAACTATGCAAGAACCGCAAGGAGGGAAAATACATCGATGCGATTCTTGAACTCTGCGATAAGCATGGAATCGAACCCGAGTCGGTAGCCAAGTTGGTTACCAAGCCGATTCGGGAAAAACTGAAGGCAGAGTTTGAAGATCGAAACATGTTGAGGGGAACAAAGAAATCGTCTAAGTTGCCCCTTGACTGACACACAACACGCGCTATACTTGTCACAATCGTTCACACACAACACGCAACACACAGGAGATACACACATGTCAGGATTTGCAAGCATGAAGAAGAACGCTCAGTCCGCAATCGACAAGTTGTCGAAGGAGATGAGCAAGGTCAGCGAGAAGAAGAACTACGACGATGATCGCTTTTGGTCGCTTGAGCGCGACAAGGCGGGTAACGGCTACGCGGTGATCCGCTTCCTGCCGCCCGTCGAAGGCGAGGACATTCCTTGGGTGCGGCTGTTCAGACACGGCTTCCAAGGCAAGGGTGGTTGGCTCATCGACAACTGCCCAACTACGGTTGGGAAGAAGTGCCCGATCTGCGAGGCAAACAACGAACTTTGGAACAGCGGACTTGAGTCGAACAAGGGCATTGCCCGTGACCGCAAGCGCAAGTTGTCGTACATCGCCAACATTCTTGTTGTCAGCGACCCGTCGAACCGTGAGAACGAGGGCAAGGTATTCCTCTTCAAGTTCGGCAAGAAGATCTTCGACAAGTTGCAGGAGGCAATGAACCCCACGGCTCCTGACGAGACGAAGATCAATCCGTTCGACTTTTGGCAGGGCGCGAACTTCAAGTTGAAGGCACATCTTGAGTCGGGCTATGTCTCCTATGAGAAGTCCGCGTTCCAAACGCCGTCCGAGGTGTTCGATGGAGATGACAAGCGGCTTGAGGCTCTGTGGAAGTCACAGCATGCCCTCGTTCCCTTTGTCGCGCCTGATCAGTTCAAGTCCTACGAGGAACTGAAGGGTCGCATGGATCAGGTTCTTAAGGGTGGCAATGAGGGTTCCGCTACCCGTGCTGAGGAAGCCGAGCCTGAGGATTTCCGCAGCAAGATGAAGGCATCGACCGCCGCTGCTGTATCCGAGGAGAAGCCTG